AAAATATTTTTTTGTTTAGCGAAAGGATTCAGTAGGAATGGGGACTTTAAAACCTCCAAATTTTGATATATTCCTAGAATACGCATGTCTGGAAATAAGATCTTTCCATTTAGGGAAACCAGCTACAATTTCATTTTCAGAAATACAAGCAGTTCTCATCAACCTAGTAACATACGCATCCCTACCTTCAGCTTTAATTTTATCCATAAATTCACGCAATATAAAATGTATTTTGCCTTCTATGTGACGGGATAAATTACGATAGATGTGTCTACAAAATTCGTATGCAATACGATTTGTACCTTGAGTATCATAGGCCATACCTATTGAAGACACAACATACTCAACTATTGATTTTTCATTAGCTTTACCATAAGCAAGTTTCATTACAAGAGAACCTAAAGGACGATACGGTAAAACTAGTGAAATTTTGTGGTTAGATATTTGTTCATCAGTAAAAACCGAAGTTCTATTAACAAAATAACGCTTAAGAAAAATAATACCTTCATCAGTAATTTCACCAGAATACGGGTTAGGAACAGTAAGAAAACGAGCACGATGAATATCCCGAATTTTCATTCCCCAAAACTCAGAAACAAACAAGGCAAAACCAGTTTCATTGATTATGTCGTGAATATCAGAATGAGTGTATAGAATGTGATCATCACCATACACAATTATACCACATCTAAACCAGTGAAACAATCTCTTAATCTGCTCAATACGCTCAGGATGCCGCTCCATAACTTGACGAACATAAAGGAAATATAAAAAAGCAACTATCCACGAATCACCATGGGACGTCTCATAGGCACCAGAAGGCATACCACCGTAAATTACTCTCCATATTGTACCAAATAAATGAGTCACTTTTATAGACAAGCGTTCTGCACAAATTCTAAGAAAGGCTTTAAGAAGCATAACATTGACAGAAGTCATACCTTTCCAATTAAAATAAACAGAAGCTTGGGTGACATAAAGCATGAGTAAAATCATATGAATAGTAGCGTCAAGATGTTTAAAATCACCATCCTCAAATATCATATTAGGATCATCAAATCCAAGAG